GCTTCGTCAGCCCGCCTCTTGACCAGGCCAGCTATTTCACGCTTGGGATTGCCGCCCTTTACCCACATGCCGAACGCACGGGTGATCGCGGACTTGCTGCCGCCTTTGTTGATGAGCTTTCGGACAGTCGATCCACGGAACCCTTCGACACCAATGTTGAGGATCAAGCTGGCAACAGCGCCGTACTGGTTGCCATTGAGTTGCGGCACTACCATCGCGCTGATTGCCCTCTCGACCTCAGACATGTCATGCGCGAAGATTTCGCGTGACTGAGCCCTGGTTATCTTCATGCCACGCTTGACAGGATATTTTTCATCTGATGTGTGGCCGATACCTATGGTCAAAACCCCTACCCCGTCATGATAGGCCGTAAGCTTTTCACCTTCATGGTCTATAATAAACTGTTGGCCGCGCCTTGACGTTTTCATTTCAAATTCCTACCATGTCTTCTGGATCATCGTCATCGTCATCGTCATCGTCATAAACGACTTCCCGGCCAGTAAAACCACGAACAGTATCGCTCTCCCATAAGAGAATGCAATACCAGGCTATCGCAAATACTGCGGCGATTGACGGGATAATATCCGCAGCAGACGCGGCGATGATGCCAAGAGGCACAGCATCGAGAATTGACATATGTGGCTGGTGCATTCTTTTCTCCATAATTCCACCTTCCTTATATACTACAGGAAATACACATTGACAAGCCTTCTCAATTGGTCATCGGAGTTGATCCAAATCTCCAGTCCCACTTGGGTAAACCGCGTTTCAGGTTGCGTGGTGCTGCGCCAAACTTCAAGTCCCGCTTGAGTTACGCGGGCTATGTTCTGGTTTGGAAGCGTGCGTTCACGGAAGCGCCTAGGTGGAATTCCGAGTAGCCCCCGTGGGCCTTGCATACCTTGCCTAGTGAAAGGCGCGGGCATCAGTTAAACGCTTCAAGCACGAACTGGTTGATCGTGAGGTTGGTCGGGTTGGTGGCAACCGAGAACTGACCCGTGAATGATAATGTGCCAGCGTCAATAAGGTTCAATGATCCAACCACCGCAGCCGCGTTTAATGGTATCTGATCCATTTGGCCAACGCTGGCGGCGACACGCGCTTCACCGAGACACGCCCATCCGGTTGTCCAAAGGGAGCCCGAAGTTGCTGACCAACCATTTGCGCGGCACGTAATCAGAAATTCCATAGAAACTTGGCTGTTGGTTTTCGCCACGATGTTCATGCCAAGCGCAGCGGAAGCCACAAGCAATGTACCGGCAACGCCGCCATAACGAGCCCGCAGCGTCAATGTGCCCGGTGTAGTAACAACGCAAGACAACGCCCCCTTGATTGTCGCCTTGAGAGTGCGGCCAGGATACCAATAGCGGGCCGGGATGGGCGTGTCCGGTACCATAATGGTTTCTGTCGTAGAGTTGCTGATTGCCGTTGCATTGTCAATAGACGAATGCAGGGCTTCTTCCCAGGTTTGAAGTGACATAGCTTTCTTCCTTTAAGTTGCGATACGCGGGCCGAATGTCATAGCAGCTATTTCTGCTGCTGTCCATGCCACCCCAGTATCCGGGTTAAGATCATGACGATAGACGTAGCTTCTCGCCGCCGCAGTTATAGTTCGACCAGCCCCCTCTGCCGCCACGCCGTTTGTTCTTATCCGTGATCCTACGGTACGTGGACCAGCATCAGTTTTGAGGGCAACCAGACGAACAGACAACCCCTGGATTACGTCAGGTACGGGGGCAACGAAGCCAGCGTTCCCATACTCATCTGCTTGGCCTGGAGTTGATCCGAAGACGTAATCGGCAGAGCTTGCGATAAGCTCGTCCACATTCGAAAAATTGGTGGAGCCTGCGCTTCGGCCAAAGGATGCAATGCTGTCCGAGTTTGGCATAATCTGAACAGCACGAACATCACCAATCCAGTTGCTAGGTTCTCCTGCTACAACAGAACTATCAAGAAGCCAGAAATCATCAATCTGGTGGGCGGCAGGGTTATTTTGGCCACATACGCACTGAACGCTATTGATAAAAGAATTGGCTGTTATCTTGGTATCGACTGAAAGAACTTCAAAGTCATTGAAATCGCTACCGTCACGGCGGACTTCAAATGAACCAACGGCATCGCTGATAACAATTTTTATTTGGAAATGGTTCCAAGAACCGCCGCCAGCGAAGGCCCCGGAATACGTTCCGAGCAATGTTGCCACGTTTCCACGAAAGAACCTCATGCCACCGTTTTCGTCTATTGTAAATGAAAATTGAACAGTGGCATCGTCAAGAAATAGAAACCTATGCTCGCCGGTGGTGGCACCAGTTATACCAGACGTTCGCCTCAATGCAAAATTCAGTATTAGGGTATCTGTACTATTGAACCCAAACGTGTGTTGGAAATTGATATCGCCTGTCAAACCCGAAGTTACTAGCGCAAGAGATTGTCCTACTGCAAACCGCGAAGATGCAGATAATGTGCAATTGCTCAATGACGACCAAAGTGTGTTGCCTTCGGCTGTAGTCGCATAGAAGTCAAACCCATCACGGATGATAGTTGCCATTACAGGTTCCCCATGAGAAGAATTGTGGTGCCCGACAGGGTTGCGTTTGCCGGGGAAGGGCAAGTAACGAGAAGACGATCCCCGATTGCGAATGCAACATCAGAGAGGAAAGATATTACCCCGGTAGCCGAACCTGTGAACGTTATGGTGCCGATGACAGAGCCGGTGCCGCCTACCGCAGTTGCTTTCCGGATCGACAAGACGATTGCACCAGTGCTGGCGACAACAGCTTTGGCGTAGCTGTCAGGAAGGTTCGTAGGCAACGTAAACTCTACTGGCGCAATGATTTGGCCAACGACTTCGTTTGGCCGCATGAGGCCACCAGCGAAGATTTCAATTGCAATGCTTGTGACGCCAGAGCCTCCACCGCCTCCAGAGACACGACCGTTGTTGAAGTCAGCCTTGATAAGCTGCACCGGCCCCTGCCCCCGGCCTGAACCAAGACGACCGAGAATGTAACCAGCGGGTATCTTATCGCGGATACCACGTATGGTACGCTTGATAGCCATTACTTTTCTTCCATCTCTTTGATGCGGTTCTTCCAGCGCTGGCGGTCAATCTTGCCGAGCGCTGATTTAGACAACGCTATCATCTTGGTCGCCAGGTTGTCAATCGCTTGCCGTTTGTCATCAGGCGTCATACTCTTTTTATCCATGATCTTGTAGGCAATCGCCCGCATCTTCTGCATGGCTTCCGCAGTCCTGGTCAAGTTGACTTCCTCACGCAACTGTTCCCGCGCTGCGCGGACAGCAGCACGATCCCCGCGCTTCCGCGCCTGGTCCACATCGCCTTTCAGGTTCCTGAATTTGTCAAGCTCGTCATAGAAGTCATTGATGGGCTGGGCATTTATGCCGGGATGGCGCAGGAAGAAGCTGCCGAAGAACGGAGTATTAGCCCAGTCAGATGGCGGCTTGTTGTCCTTTACAACGGCATCCATTATGCGCATGATTTCTTTGCCGCCTGTACCGGTGAATGTCTCCAGGATGTGCTCAATCATTATAGGCGTCACATCGGCAACATCGAGGCCGGGTTCCCCAATCCAGCGCGATATGGACTTTGCTGTTTCAGAAGTCCACGGTTGATATGCATTGTAGCCGCTGACGTTCTCAAAGCGAGCCGGTACAACCGGGCGGCCAAATCCGAAGTCGTAGTTGGACGCGCCTTCGAGCACTGCATTGATCGCAGGGTTGTCTAAGACTGGGGCAGCACCCGTGAAGCTGAACGCAACATTGTATGCCCAGTCCTTGAATGCCCGTGGGTCTTTCTCACGAAGATGCGCCATGATGCGATGCACAGGAGAGATGAATACAGCACCTATACCCTGTGGCACCGGCAAAGTGAAATTGTTAAGCTCACCATTCCAGGGAACAGGAATATACATGAAGTTGTCAGCCATCTTGCGATCACGATTGCGCTGACGGCTCGGTTCCGGCACGTTGTACCAGTCTTCCAAGACTTCGGTGAGAGCGTACATTCCAATAGCTGTCATCGTCATGTACTTCATGCCGCGAAGACCGAAGCCTGTAGGATCATTCTTCAACGCCTTCACAACACTGTCTACACCGGCACGCTGGAAACCAGTCCAGAACGGAGTGATAGAAGCAACCTGGTTCATGACAGTTGACATACTTCTTTCTGCAAAGTCACCACCAAACACGCGAGCCATATCAGCGGCACCCATAGCGCCAAACTCTTTCCGTGCGCCAGTGTAGGTTCCGCCAATGCGGATTGTACTGTCCATCATTCGGAGGCCGCGATACAGGAATTGGACAGGATGCGATACACCATTGATGACGCCACCCATGAAGCCAGTGTGCTCCATGTGGGTGTATGAATTCAGCAACGCGTCGAACTGGGGCGCAATCAATCCGCCGACGACAGCACCATTCAAAGTCGCTTCGTCATACTTGCCCTTGCCACGAGCCAGGTTGTCACCGCCCGTGATCTTACCATGCGCTGCTGTATCAACCAGGTCGAAGGCACCACGCATGAGGTTGACGTATGGAGCGCCGCCGTACTTCGTCAGAGTAGCGTGACCGAACGCATCGCGTACCACCATGCGGTAAACATACGATGGCATAGTCGTAATTGTGAAGCGTGCGAACTGCGCCGCCTTCGTGAAGAAGGTGACAGCAACATCACGTTCGAAGACGTTCTTACTGAGCAACGATTTCAGGAATACATCGCGTCCCTCGAAATCCGGAACTGTATAAGACTTCTGGCGACCATCCTCGTAGTAGATGATTTCGGCATCGCCTTCCTTGAAGTCGAAGAACTTCTTGTCCACGACTGGGGCACCATCTTCATCGAGGGTGACAGTTGCAGGCTTCTTTGTCTTCGGATCGTAGACAACAACGTCTTTGCCAGGAGCCTTGAAAAACTTCTGCAACTCACGGACAGCATTCAGCCGCGTCATGTTCGCACTGTTGAACCGCTCGCGTGCCTGGAGAACTTCCATTGTGGACAGGAATTGATCCTTCAATACGAAGTCGTGACCCTTCGCTTTCTTGAACAGGCGCTTGAGTTTGCTGCCGCCCACGACTTTATCAAGCGCTATGAAGACCTTCTGTGGGAAGTAATGCGGACGTTCCAGCTTGAATTTGAAGAAGCCATCGTCATTCAAGCCGCCATGCGACATGACACCGAACAAGCTATCGTCCATCATGCGCTGATACAGATGCGCCAGTTCACGATAGGTTTCCCGTTCCTTGGCCGGAACCTTGCTTTCGATTTCAAGTGCTTCCTTAAGCGTTGTCGTTGTCTTCTTGCCCAACTTGATCAGGTCGAAAGTCGATTGTGCTTGCAGGAACGCGCGGAAGCCTTCGCGCCCATGCTCAAGCTTATCAGCCTTGGACATAATGCTTTGCATCGTCGGCACATCATAGTTCGCCTCATACTGAGGTTTGCCGAACTTATCAGTCGTGACCTTGTATCCGCCGCCACCTTTCTTGAGACGGAACATGAAACGATCATCCGCAGAGTATTGGAGGCGTGCGATAGCCTCGATGCCCAGGTCACCAAGCTTCTGCCCGATGCCAAGCATCTTGTCCACTCCGGCCAATGGCGACAGTTCACGCCAGGTTGCTCCAGCTTCCCGTGCGGTATCCGCATCAGGCAAAGACTTGAGGAAGCGCCCCAGGAGCCCTCGCCATCCAGTTGCATAAGTTGACACTTCAACCTTAGAGTTAACATCTTCAACCACGAATTCGAATGCCCGGTTAAAAGGCTTCTCCGGTGGCCCACCCAATGCTTTAGGAGGCTCACCAGGAGGTTTTCCACCGTCGCCCCCTCCACCAGCCCCTTCCTTTGGCTGAGGGGCGTAGCCGTCGTCCTGGAGCCTTTTACCGGCGTATTCCAGAAACCTTTGGGTTTTAGGGTCCAGGGTGGAGTGGTCCCTTCCTGACGCGCGGAAGACCTGTGCAGCCGGTTCCCCGGCAACGTGCTCTATCAGTACCGCTTCCAGGTCAACGGCACCGTCAGGCGTCTTATACTTGCGTGCAGCCTCATTAATTACATCAGCCTGTTCCGGCGTGACCGGCGCGTCAAAGTCAACTATGGCATCAACCTGTTCTGGGGTGACAGACTTGACCGGCGCGATGCCAGTCTCCTGGTTAACCTCACCGGCAACCGTCATCTGGTCAGCACCTTCTTCCGGGGGCTTCATGCCACCGATAATCTCGACTTCCCCTGTATCCTTCGCCTTATAGGGCTCAGGCTCAGGTTTACGCCACTTGTCCCAAGCTCCGTCAGTGATCACCTGGCCGTCAACGTCTTTGGCAAATACTGACTGCCGGGCGATTTTATCAACTTCTGCAATGCGGGCCTGGTCAGTCGGCTTCATGCCGGTCTTCGCCCAAATCTGTTGGACGTTGCTCTTTATCCGTTCGCCAGCTTCCGAAAATACAACGCGACCCCGTGCGCCAGCCTTGCGGAACAAGGAGTTGGCAAGAGTGTAGTGCGACCCAGGCAACAGAGCCATCATAGCGCTGGCAACTGTGAAGTCCTTCAACGATGGCATCTCCCCGTTCAATCCAGCGCCTACACCAGTTGAGGCAACAGTACCGGCTATGTTTGCGGTCATGGAAGCAACCAGAGGCGATGCAACTTTTTCTGCTGCATTATATGCAAAAGAACCCGCTTTTCCTCCTGCCGCGCCTATGAGGCCAGCTTTAGCAATTTCTGCTGGAGCTTTCGTCATGCCTTCCAGGATGTTTGCAGTTGAAACGTTTCCCTTCTCATATGAATAGAGGTAGCCACGGCGTATAGCTTCCGGGTATGCCATCGACGCGGAACCGGCGGCAACCGGGTTCGCAGTAGTAGCAAATGCACCGCCAAGGCCCAACAGCATGTCTCCAGCGTCACCAATGAGGGTGCCGCCAGCGTTGGCGAATGCCGCTGGCCAGGACATTTCAGATGTGGGAGGAAGCTGTTCCTTTGGACGACGATAGCGAAGACCAGAAGTTGATATGCCAAAGGATGCAACGAATACGTCCAATGCATTCTTCGGATCAGCCATTGGCAAATTCTCGTACTTCCAACCGGCCTTCATCAGATTGTCTTTTGCGATGCTCTTGAATACTTCTGTGCCAACACCGGGACCATCACCCCAGTATTTGTCAATGTCAGACTGCGAGTAGCCAGCGTCTAGCGCAGCCTTGCTGCGTTCGCTCTTGATGGTATTAATCATCTTGTCAGTGTAACCAGCATCCTGGTAGTCCAAGATTTGTTTCTGGCCTTCGGTGGGTTGCGCCATATCAACCGATCCATTCAATATGAGGTTTATCGCGTTCTCCAGGCTTTGAAGTTATGCCCCATTTTAGGCCAAGCTTGGCGGCTTCTTCACCGACAATATCCCACGCTGGATCATCTGGCGACCAGTCACGGGTGCCCGCAACTGAAACAGGGACGATATCGAGCGCGATGCCCTTCAAGTGCTTTGAATTCATGCTCCAGGTTACCTTCTGCCCGGGTGCTGTACGGCCTTGGGAATACAGTTCAGCCTGACGTTCCTGTGTCCGGCGGCCCTCAACCACCTTGATTGGGACGCCACGGGCTTCCAGGTTTGCCACAAGCTGTTCAAACTTTGGACGGGCTTCCGGCAACAGCCCATTAAATACCTTGGATGCATCCTCAGCGAGCTTGGGATTGCGGGATGCACCAACAATACTCCGGCTCGATGCTTTGTTTTCGGCGCCACCAAGGATATCAGACAGAGGGACGCGGTTCTGTTCGATAGGCAAAGGATCAACGTTCGGAGGGAGAGCCGCGCCCACACCAAGCTCGTTCATGCGGTCATCCATTAAATCTTCATCAGCCCCCTTAATCTGATAAACCTCCACATTCTTGCGGACATATTCATCAATCTGGTCTTTGGTGAAACCAGCTTTCTTCAATTCAGGCAACTGCTCCATCATATCGGAATTGAAGTCGGCATACCGTGCGGTGCCGGCGGCATCTTCGATCCCCATGGAGGATGTAATGATTATTTTCTTGAACCCGTCGAGATATTTGTCAAACTGCGCCAATTCCTTGTTTTCGCCTTCTGGCGCATTTATCCACTGCTTAAAGAACGTCCGGTGTTTGTCTGACAGGAGACCGTCGGCGGCTGCGTTATCAATCATTGCATTAGTCAGAGTTCCGTTGCCAGCACGTTTTTTGAAATCAGAGAACGTGACTGGATCAATAGCTGTTGATATGCCCATGTTTCCGTCGTCTGGAGCATTTATTTTAGAATAGGCATAATTCTTTGCAGCCCTGACATCCTCGTCGCTGACATATCCTTTATTATTATTTGCCCAAGTGTCAAGCAACGTAAAATAATTATTCGGAACAACCGCCTTCTTTGTTACAGGGTCAATCGTGATATTCTTTTCAATTTCAATCAATTCATTCTTGGCATCCTGCTCTCGCACCTTGCGTTCCTCTACAACAGCAGCTTTTTTGTCACTCTCCAGCATCTTTATGCGCTCGTTGGCTTGTTTTGTATAGGCAACCTTTTCTTCGCCGCTGATAGTAGAATTAAACTTCTTATCGTCCAACGCTTTCAATGCCGCCTGCGGATTGTTCAATATCATGCCTTCGATAGCAGCCTTGTCTATAGCAGCGTGCGCGTCTGAACGAAGCTTCAACGCTCCCTTCGCATCCAGATTATTTGCAGTGATCTGTGCCTCCAATGCCAAATCAAGCTGTTCATGGTATGCAGTCACGTTGCCAGGATCATCAGACGCCGACCTGGAATACGCATCAACAATCTGGTTTACAGATCGGACAGCGGCTTCACCCTGGAGGTTCATCACATCAGCAGACGTAGACAGGAACTGGCTAGACACCGCTTCGGCGCGGGCTTTCATGGAATACAAGCGGCCCTTCTGCGTCTTCGCGCCTTCATTGATCATGTTGTATTCAGCAGAAATGTCCTGCATGAACTTTTCTTGGAAAGAAGCGTCACCGGGATCAGCTTCGGCAACAGCCTTCTTCCAGCGAACTGCAACATCCGCATTCTTCATCGCATAGGCGACTGTCAAGTTGGCAACGTCTTCCTGTTCAGCCAATTCTTTGGCCGCGTTGGCCCTCTGTTCGATGCCGCTTTGAACCTTTGATATGCCACGGCCAAGAGCGTTGAACCCTTCCTGCCACATATTGCCGATGTAATACCCTGTCTGCGCTGACGAGCGGGCAAGCTCCGCCATAGGTGCAGCGTCGGGGAACACTTGGTTTGTGTATGTTGCGATCTTGGGCATTATGCCACCTTCTTAAATTCAACGCCGATGCCATCGTAGTCCACGAAGCGATAACCCTCTGACGTTTTGCCAACGTGTTTCGGATACAGAACTTCCACTTCCTTCGCCATGACACCTTCATAGAGAACAGGATCATTCTTGAACCGGAACCGATAGACACCCAGGCCGTCACCGCGCCGACCGACGAACTCGATATCTTCCTTTAGCCGGTCGTCAGAGAACATGCCAGCGATGCCGCCGATCAATCCAAACAGCCCGCTTGTGCTGGCAGCAGACGCCGCAGCCTTGGCTTGCTTCGCTTGCATGATGTAATTCTGATATTCCAAGTTGGTCTGCATCGCAGTAACTGCCTTGGTCATGAAACCTTCTCGCCGGTTGCTCTTGATCACATCGAGCACGGAGCCAGACAGCTTCAAGTTGTTTGCACCGGCAGCAGCTTCGGCTTGACCCTCAACCTGATAAATCTGACGGCGGATAGCCGTATCCTTCAACGCGCCCTGGAGTTTGGTGACGCGAGCCGCTTCCTTGTAGTATTTTGCAGCAGCCTTATAGCCTTTTGCGGTCGCTTGACCACTGAGGAAGGAACCAATGCCGCTGAACAGAGAGCCGAAGTCAAACACAGAACTAACCTTTCTTACCTATCTTGTGCAGCAATGAAACCGCCCATAGCTGTGATCGTGCAAGAATACTGCCGCGTCACTTCCCAAGCGATTTGTCCTTCAAAGCTATAGTCATCTGTCAGTGTATCACTCATGATGCCAGAAAACAAGGTCGGCTGTTGAATGGGTGTTCCACCGGCAGTTTTCAAGACAACTGCCTTCAAATGATCGAAATCAGTGCCGATCTTGACGCTACCACCAGCCCTGGAAAACATACCCGCCCAACGGTGGATACGCCTGGTCTTACCGAATGCAGGGCCAAACATATTGCCTGCATCGTTGCCATAGTCAGGCCGCAGCAGTTGCCCACGGGAAGTAAACGACACGCCAAAATTGGCCGGGTTGAAGTAGTATTCAGCATTGATCGTCCGTTGATCCTGATCCTGGGTATAGCTCGTTCCCAACCAGACACGGAACCAGTTTGGAGAAGTCCAAGATGGATGATCATTGGTCCATTTTCCGATACGGTTAGGCGGTGGAACCGCACCAGCGCCTATGGATGTGAAGTTGCCATAGTCCATGATGGATGGGCCAACTTCATCGTATTTCATTACACTTTCTATGATGAAATTGAAGCCAGTGTCCTGCCCTGTGAACGTTGTCACTTCTCCGGTATCAAGGTTCAACTCGTAAATAACTCCGGTAGTCGCAAGCCATCCCCAACGATGATTATTCCATGGGCCATCCCCCTGCCCAGGCGGGCCGGGAATTCCAGCGGGCATAGCTTTGTTCCAAATGACTGCACCATCGCGGGTGAGTTTGATCATACGGCGTGACGTTGCGATTAAGCCAGTGCAAGAAACAAGGAACGTGTCATCATAAGCGATGTAAGTCATAGTGAACTCGTTGTAGCCAGTAGTCCAAGCGGGATCAACATCCAGCGCCACAATGTTGAACTTGTTCTCATAGAACGCAGCCACGCCTATTGATAGATCAGGTGCTACGCCACCAACTGTCCACTCATTATACACCGCCTGATATGCGCCGCCAAAAGACGTTGATGAAGTGTTTCCGTTGGGCGCATATGAACCAAAAGTAGTGATGCCCAAGTCTTCCCGCATACGGAAGAACTTTGTCTCGTGATCGCTGCCACCGGTGTTGTTGGAAGTGAATATGATGCCGCCTACGCCGAAAAGCGTGCCGATAGGCCCGGACGATGAGGCACCATAGATAGCTACTCTGCCATTGCTACCCGCTTTCGCAACAACCATAAAGTTACTGTTGCCAATAACGGGGTTCAACGGATCAGTCAGATCAGGATACAGAAGCGAAAACGCCTGGATATTGGTAGGCGGATTAGTATCAGTTCCTGGATTAACGTCCACCTTGATCTTTCCGTATTTCACAAGGGTCATGTTGTCGATCAAACCTAGTTCATAGACGGAGTCGCCAGCTGCCGAAAAGTTTATGGTCATGCAACTTGAACCAGCTTCGTGTTGCGGATCGGACGGCACCAGGCAAATGTTCGTAATGGTCGTCAGGAAACCTTCCGCATCATTGTTCGGGAAGATCGCCGTGTAGTTTGTGGCCTCACGTATCAACTCGCCTCTCAGCGCATCGAAAACACGGATAGTGGTTTGCGAACTACTAAACCGATAGAACACTTCATTGTTACGATCCCAAAGCCCTATGCTTCCAGAAAATGTAGGTGTTATCTCACTGTCATTGACAAGGATTGTGTTAAGAGGTTGCAAAGGGTTGGTTGTGACCGGGGCATCGTGCCACCGAAGCTGGACACCCCAATCTGAGTAGTCAGTTCCATCGTTGAGATTGGCCAAGAACTCAGCGGTAAAAGTTCCGGCATAAGGCAAGTCGATGCTGCCGCCAACAACGATAAAATTCCCAAGGTCAAGCCCGCCGATAAAAGGATGAACAGTGTACCCAGTAAGATGTTCCAGGCCGTAGACTTTGATCCCATCATAAGCATCTCCATTCGCTGAAATCATCCGCCGTATATACGATCCTGTGCCGGAGCCATCAGTATGCCATGCGACCCAGCCAGGGTCGCCTTCACTTTGGACAGGCATCATCGTTTCGATCCAATGCGGGGCATCGGGATCGGTAGGATGTGCAGTCATAACAAACAAACTGTCTGAGGTTCCAGAGAAGTTGGGGCCACTTGACAATGCAGTGAACGTGCGGCCCATGCCGTGTTCATGCCGGTGCCAGCCGGTAAAGCCTTCATCCAACTGAGAAACCTTGTGGATGGCCCCCTTCAACGATCCGTCCGACAGGCGGGTGAAGAAGGAAATCATCGGCTCCTGGCACCAGGCCGTTTCAACGATCTTGGGTGAAGTAAGTCCAGATGCAAACTTGCTGTGGTTCACGTTTTCGAACTTGCCTTCAACGCGGCGATGCGTCATTACCTTGCGCTGGCGTCCCTGCACGAACACAGGCGCACCATAGATGCGCATAGGCTCAATCGCAGCGGAACCAGTATTGTTTGGACTGCGGGCCTGCACGCTTGTAGGCGAGATTGGATCGTCGAGCGCTGAGGCCTTAAGCACCCATTCACCGGCCAGAGTACCTATGAACAGGCCCTCGTCAATTGATAGCATGGCTGATATCAACTCGGCATCCGTATTGTTGAGAGAGCCGCTTACGCTGTTGCTGTCCGAAATAGTGCCATCTATTTCGGTCGGGGAAAACGTCAATGATTTGAAGTTAACGCTCATGTCAAAGCGGTTCGGTACTGCGCCTGCGAGGCACAGCCGACCTTCGTGATATGCGCCGCACGTTGGATAGCCGGTGGTATCCGAGTAGACACCCATGCGCCAATGCGTTGTCGCCGCGCCACTCGTTACATTTTGGCCGCGTATCGTGGCTGTAACCACAGTTGTGCTGGACCGTGCGGTTATCTGCAACCAGGTGATGCTTACCACGTCCGACGTTATTTCCCAGTTGGTGCCAGTATCCGAAATCGGGTCATGGTTCAGGTTGTTGCCCTTTAGCGACCGGTATATATTGTTGTCAGAACCGAGAACCTTAGCGTCTTTCGCATACGGTATAGAGTTGCTCCAGGCAGCGGGGCCACCCTGAAACCAGATCAGACGCCCGATATCAGTTGTCTGAAAACCCGTGCCTTCATTGATGCCAGCGGTGCCCGATGCGGTAACGGTAACGGAGCCAGTCAACGCACTCAGCGTCAGCGTTGTCACCAACTCGTTCTCGTCGAGATACGGTCCGTCCTGGAAGTCGGCAACACCGAAGGTGAACTGAGTTGCACCGGAGACAACCAACGCATAGGTCTTTTTGCCGGGGCACATAAACAGAACTGTGTCTTCACTGTCCTGCACAATGCGGAGAAATGGAATATCCTCAGCCGTGTATGGCGTAGCATACTCCAAGACTTGCTGCACTGTATGGGTGCCGCCCAGGTTGAACCAGTCGATTTCGTTGCCGTCGATATCCTCGCCGGTCACAGGATCATGAAGCGTGAACGTCTTTTGTGTCGAGTTGACGTTGCCAATCACGAACTGTCGATTGTAGAGCCGATAGCTTGGAGGCGGTTCCGCAGTGATGTTGAACATGACCGTTGCACCGTTCGCCAGGGTGCCAAGGTCCGTCACACGAACCTTCGCAGGCGTCGAGCGATTGATGTTCGACACAAGCAATTCTTCCGGCTCTTTACGCAGTAGGGTGAGGCCAACGACAAAGCGCAAATACCCAGGCGTCAATTCAGCCTGATAAGCTTGCGACCGGCTGAAACGAAATGGGAGAAGCTTTCCCGTCCGTCCACTCTTCGTGATGCCAATGAAGCGGAAGCCAGGGCGGCGCGTCCATGCACCTTCCTCCATAGGAGTGGAGTTGAGGCATTCATTCATAGCCGTCTTGTACATCGGAAGGTCGATACGGCCCTGCGAAGACGGCGACCAGATGCCGCCACGGAAATCGGTTTGTACGAAAGAAGTGTTGGGCATCTTCTTAGTTCCTCAAAGAAATGTAAGCGTCTTCTGGCGGCTCCGTTGGTCCAGTCTCGATTGCATTCACAGTGCGAGCTTCGGACATGAACTTGGCATAGTGGCCTCCGATGTTCGACAACTTCTTGTCACTCTGCGTCAGGATTTCGCAAGTCTCCAACGCTAGGCGGCAAGAGTATCCGTCGATGAACATGGGGTCCATCAGGTTTGGGTTCGCAATGTCAGCGCAGAAGCGGAAATCAATTGGTCCTGCAAGAGATGTGCGGAAATAGTTCCCTTCGAAGTCGAAGTCAGAATAGGGCAAGCCCGCAGGAGCACCAAGCGGCAGATATGATCCTTGCTTGGGCTCTTGCGGTGCTGTCCGCATAAAACCTTTAGGAAGACGGAAGATGTTCTGTCCACGCTTCGTCGGCACAATGAACGCAGCGTCACGCAGCACCTGACTTCCGGTGACAGCCCATTTTGTTGGATTGGAACTGGGCGAAAAATTCTGGTTCGCGTCAATGAGAGAAACGTATGTAAGGCCGTTGTAGACAGCCCGCTTGCCAATGGCGTAAATTTTGAATTGGACCCAATCAGCCACTCCAACCGGATACCAGTATGCTATGTCGGTGACGGCATTGCCCTCGTTTTCATCTGCGATGGAAATGTACCCAACGCCACCGACATAGACCTGTTCACCTGTGCTGTATGACGTATCCGCGTCATATACATCACAGGTATCTGATCCATAATAGCCTTCCCAATAATCATAAGTGCGGCCAGTTGGATTGTTATTTACGCCAGTTCCAACCCCAATCCAAGTCTTGCTGTCCGCTTGAACCCTGTCGTTCAAATCATAGTCAACACGAGCATCCCAGTCCGGATAGAAGATGACCTTCGTGGTAGGCGTCATCTTCCGAAGAACCTCAGTGCGGATAGCGAAGCGCCAAACGTTGCGGCGCAGTTCGGATTGCCGCAGCATGTCATAGCACACTCGGATTTCGCCCGCATTCTTGCTGTCCTCTGTCCAGAGGGCACCATCGGCTATGCGACCGGCACCAATGCGTTGAAGACCACGATTTGCAACTTGAGTTTCAGTCGTCATGCCGCAAAGTTCCCGGTGTCAGTCAACGACAAACGCCGCAGACGCCACCAGCTACCTTTGAGAGGCGTGATTTGGCCGGTGCCCACAGTCGCCTGGATAAGAAGACTTGTGCCAGCATTGTTGTTGATGAGAAACTTGGTACGCATGTAATGGTTCACAGCATCCGTGAGCGAGGCCGTAACAATGGT